CCCCCCGCCGAAAGCGCCCACAGGGCCCCGGAGCTGCCCGCAGCGGCAAAGTTTACCGGTTTCTTGTATGTGCGCTGCGAGAAGTGCGGCCAGGAACGCGGCTTCTGTGCAAAAACGCCTATTTCTTCGTGCTACTGCCGGGAGTGCGGCGGGAAAACGGAGCTCAAAAATATGCGCCGGGTCAAGATCTGGTGCGAGTGCGGCAGCGCTTACCGCTACCATACGAACATCCAGGATGCCGCGTTTGATATGCCTTGCCTGAACTGTGAGGCTCCGGTGGCGCTTGAATGGAACGAGAATAAGAACAGATACCAGCCCATGAACAGCGAGCCCCCAAAGGCCCGCAGAGGCCGGAAATAAGGCGAAAGGAGAGAACACACAATGAGCAGCACAGACAACCTCCCGCGCCCGGTGGACAGCCCTTGCCTTAAATGTGCCTCTGCTGGCTGCACGAGCATTACTGTGGGCAAAGGCGGAGACCGCAAGACCTTCCCGGGCTGCGCGATCTGGCAGCAATGGTTTTCCGACCGCTGGCAGGGCTACCAGGCAACTGCCTACAAAATGAAGTGCCTTCGGAAGGCACGGGAGGAACGAAAATGAGCGAGAACGTATTTGTTGGAGCCGATTCCTTCCGCCGCCTTCTTCTTGGCGCTGCCGGAGGCTACGAGCTGCAAGGCCACCATGAGGCAGCCGAAACCGTTCTGCACGTCATTGACGCACTGGACGAATTGACGACCGGCGGAAAGGGAAGGAGCCAAGCGGACGAAGACCAGGAGGCCATGGCGGCCGCGGAAACCGTTCGGCTCTACTGCGAAAAGCGCCGGAAGACAGGATGCTGCGGCGAGAGCTGCATCTTCGACAAGGGCAACAAAGGCGCGCTTTGCCCGCTTTATGGCAGCCCGATGGGCTGGGATAGATTCGGAGGAAAAGAAAATGGCTGAAAGAAGAATCGTTGATATTGGCCCACTTCTGGAAGATCTCAAAAAGGAGCTGGAAGACCTGGAAGGCTCCACGGAAGCCTTGACGGTCGAGGAAGCGACGGAAGACGAAATCGGGGAGCTGGAAGCGCTGCCGGTTATTGACCCGGCGAGCCTGCGGCCGACCGCAAAATGGATTATTGCGCGGCGCATGGCAGATGGTGCAGAGTGTAAGTGTGGAAACTGTGGCCGCCGCGAAACGTTCACGACCTTTGACCGGCACACGGACCATGTTTATTGCTGCCGCTGCGGGTACAGAATGGAGGGCTTTTATAATGACTGAATACATCCAGCGTGAGGCTGTGTTGAAGTGCCTGGCATATACCACGATATGGGAACCGGAAGCAGAGAACGTTATCTCGCTGACCCTCCGTGCGGCGCGGGAAAAGGTTGAAAAACTTCCTGTTGTGCAGGAAAAAGATCTGTTTCCCACTTGGCGGAACCCTAAAACAGACCCCCCGAAGGTCGAAACGGAAGTGCTGGTTTTGTACCGGTATAATGATTATCTGGGCATTACAACGGCGCACTATGAAGATGGCAATGTTTTCTCTGAGGACAGCGAATGGAATTGGGAAGACCTTTCCGATTGGGGAACATACGACGAGGAGCGGGACGACTACCGAATCCCGGAAGGCTGGTGGGAATACCGCCACTTCAACCCGGACGACGTTTACAACAACAAGATCGACTGCCCTGTTGTGGGCTGGATGCCATTGCCCCCGGAGGAGGCGAAGAAATGAACATGGAAGGAACTGCCGTTCTTTTGAGCATCCGTCCGGAGTGGTGCCAAAAGATTTTCCGCGGAGAAAAGACCATGGAAATCCGCAAGAGTTTCCCGAAAGACTTCCAGGGCCAGCCCTTTAAGTGCTTTATTTACTGCACAAAAGGGCAAAACGCTGGATTCCGGCTAGAGCCTGACGGAGGCTTGATGCGACTGGATGGGACCGTCATTGGGGAGTTTACCTGTGATCGCGTGTATGAAATCGCCCCGCTGAACCATGCACCGGACGACCTGGAAGCCCAGGCCTGCATGGACCGGGACCAGATCTGGGAATACACGCACGGCAAAGGCTATGCTTGGCACATTACCGCGTTGAAGATGTATAAAACACCGCTTGACCTGGCGGCTTTTCACCTTCGCTGCGAAAACGCCTTGCGCTGGTGCAATAACGGCGGCTGTGCAATGCACATTGAACACCCTGCAAACGGGAACTGCTGCGGGAATTACGCCTTGCAGCTTAACAGACCGCCGCAAAGCTGGTGCTATGTGGTGGGCCCTGGCGAGTGCCACAAGGAGCTCCAGGAACAGGTAAAGGCCACACTGGGCAGGCTTTACCCGAAAAAGAAGATCTCCGACATTCTGCCGAAGCCTGAAATTTTGGGCCAGCTTGCGGAAGAGCTGGCGGAGGCTTCCGCGGCTGCGTCGAAGCTGCGCCGCAAAATTGATGGCAAGAACCCGACGCCGAAGACCTTAGAAGAGTGCTGGGAGGACCTGAAAAAGGAAATCGGCGACGTTATGAACTCCATTGATGCCCTTACAGAGCAAGACCCGCAGAACTACCACGAGTTTATGAGCGAGTGCGGCGAGTATGCAGAGCCGAAAATGGAACGCTGGCTTTACCGCCTGACCGAGCAGGAGGGGAAACCGTGAAAAAGAACTCCGTTATTCCCACGCCCTGCCCGAAATGCGGAAGCAACTTCCTGGCGCACGGGAAGCCCTACGGCTGCACAACACCCCGGATTCTTGCCTGGCTTGGTAGCCTGCACGGCGTTATATGCGTTTCGTGCGGCCACTATGCGCCGACTGTGAAAGCTTGGAACGGGGAATGGGAGAAGAAAAAATGAGTAGTGAAGGTATTTGGAAGGCTGCCGCCTGGCTGGCATCTGCCGCTGTGGCCGTTGCCTGCATCCTGAAAACCGGGAACGCGGACTTTTTGCAGATTCTTGCCTTTCCGTTTTTTGTTTGCATTTTGACTTGAAGGAGGCGGAAACAATGACGGAGAAAAGCGCTTTTGACAAGGCGCTCGGAGAACTGCACGACCTGATCGAATGGGAGGACGCAGAAGCGGCTATCCGAGAACTCCACGCCCGGCAGCCGGAAATGGAGCGGCTTTACCTTGACGGCAAGATTTTACCTGGTGAGCTGCAAGCCCTGGTCATGGTGAGCAACTGCCTTGAAAGGGAATTTATTCACAGGCAGCTTGCAACAGGGCGGCCGCTGCACCTGAACATTTGAGAGGAGACACACCAATGATCGAGAAAGGCTCCATGTTTAAGGCCTGGGAGGCTACCACCGAGCAGCAGAAGAAGGCCCACGAAATGCAAGCCATCTACAAGGCCCAGGAAACCGCCCGGCAGGCAATCCAGGAGGCCATGAACCGGTACATAAAGAAAAAGACCCGCGCCCGCAGCGTGGCGAAAGCCGAAGCAGACCCGTTCGCGGAACTGGAAGGATGGGAAAGCCTTGAACAGATCCAAGAGGCCTACGGCTACGGCGAGATCACATCCGACCGCCGGGACAAATTGACGGACCTGTGGGAGGCCAGAGAGGCCGCACAGCACAAGGGAAAGAAAGATGGCAAATATCACGACCTTGTAACCGATATGCTGGCCCGTGCTATTCACAGCGTGGGCATTGAGTACGCGGACGAGATTGCCGCGTATGAGGAGGAACGCCGGATGCGCCGCAGCTATTACGAGAAGGTGGAGAACAGGGCGAACGGCCTCCAGGAAGAAGAACCGGACCCTTTGAGCCCAGCAAGAGCCGCCATTGCAACGGCTATGCAGGCCGCCAAGGTTTCGGAAGTAACCGGTGCACCGTTGCCGAAACCTCTTACATGGAAACGTGGATTCTATGATACTACCAGAACGTTTCCGTCCGGCTGGTATGAGTGCCCCGTGTGCGGATGCAGGGTGGACTGGGAACCGGAGCAATGCCCCAAATGCTACACGCGGCTGGAACCGGAAGAAACGGAGGGGTGAACCGTGGGAAAAAGAAACTATCCGCCATTTGAGACCTGGACAATCGACCTCCACGAGCGCTTCCCGCACTGGCCGTATAAGAAGCCAAAACCGGGCCATGAGGGCTTCCGCCTTCTGGACGGGCCCGCGCCTGACTTCCGCCGCATGACCGTGGAAGAATTTGAAACCCTGCCCGCTGGCGTATGGATGGACGTCAAAAAGACCCTGCCGCCCCTGGAACACCCGGTTTTAACAGTGGACGCCTACGGCAACTACCACACCAACACAGAATACATTGACAACCCAGAGATCCCGTTCTGCATCACCTACAACAACGGCCGTTTCTGGCCGCCGATTGCGTGGAGCAAGTTCGAGCCGTTGAAACAAGGCGGTGATTGATGAATGAGCGATGAAAAGGAGGACCCACGCATGGATATGGGCAGAAACAGCGAACATTACAGCGACCCCACACCCGGCACGGCCTGGGAGAATATGCGCAGGGAGGAAAAGCGGCTGGATGCCGCCCGCCTTGTTGTGGTTTCGGCCCTGGTGCCGATTCTTCGCCAGACGGCCGAGCTTGCAGGCTTTGAAATCATCGGCCGCATACCGCTGCGCGACAAGGCGACCGGGAAGGAGTACAGATAAATGGAAGGCTTTGATTTTTTCGACCTGGCGGCAAAAGAGAGCCGCGAGCCTGAAACTCGGGAGCTGCCGCGCCGGATTCTTTTCCGCGGGAAGCTGAAAAGCGGCGAATGGGCCAGCGGGAACCTGAACGTTGGTAGCAAGGGAATCTGTATTATCCGCCCCGGCAAAAACGTTGTGGGCAAATATGGCCGCGTGAACCCTGAAACTGTGGGCCAGGCTACCGGCATCTTGGACAAGCGCGCCCGGGATATTTTCGAGGGCGATATTTTGAAGATTCACCACAAAACGCCCCTGCCCGTTGGCCTGGCCGTGGTGAAGTACGACAAAAAGCGGAGTGCTTTTAGAGCCTTCCCGGTAGATCGCCCCTGGTACGCCTGCCAGATCGCATACCCGGACGAAATCGTGGGCAACATTTACGACGACCCGGACCTTTTGAAACAGGGAGAGGACACACAAAAATGATGAACAAGAGCGCAATCGATTGGTGCGATTTTTCATGGAACCCTGTCACCGGCTGCAATTTTGGCTGTGAATACTGCTATGCGCAGCGCCAGGCCACCCGCTTTGCCGGAAACATCCGCATGAACATGACGAGCGAACAGCTTAAAACCGAAGCCGCCGGGCTTTACGTTCTGGAACAGCCCTTCAAGAACTACACCGGCACCGTTCTTCCGTTCCCGGCCGGTTTCGCCCCGACCTTCCACAAATACCGTCTGGGCGACCCGGCGAAGAAAAAGAAGCCTGCGAATATTTTTGTTTGCAGCATGGCGGACCTTTTCGGCGACTGGATTCCCGATGAATGGATCGAGGCTGTTTTTGAGGCCTGCAAGGCAGCGCCCCAGCACAATTACTTATTCCTGACCAAGAGCCCCGGCCGTTACCAGACCCTAGCAGCGGCGGGAAAGCTGCCCGAGCTTCCGAACTTCTGGTATGGCAGCAGCATCACCGGCCCGGATAACTGGTTTTGGTGGAGCGAATACCACCACACCTTCGTGAGCTATGAACCCACGCTCAAACCCCTAGGCATTGCCGACGAGGACGCCGCCCGGAAGGTTGACTGGATCATTGCAGGAGCCGAAACCGGCCACCGGGCAGGGAAGATCACCCCGGAAGAAGGATGGCTGGAAGAACTGGCAGCCGCAGCACGAAGGGCAGGCGTTCCGCTGTGGATCAAAGACAGCGAGGAGATCCGCGCCGTGATAGGCGGAGAACCAGCCCAGGCCTTGCCGGATGCGCTCAAACACCCAAAAGACCGCCCCACGCCGCACTGCGCAGAGTGCGAGCACTGTATTAAGACCCAGGAGGGCCAGAGAGGCACCCGGAAAGACTGTGCCATTGGATGGACGGCCGAAGGGTACGAAGACGGAGGAGCCCGCCACATTCCGACCAGAGGAAACCGCCAGTCACCCGACTGGTGCCCGAGAAGAAAGGACGATGCAGAATGAACAGCCGCGAGAACATGGGCGCCCTGGGCTCCCGTATTGCCAACATGGGCCAGACCCTTATGCAGGCCGCAATCCGTACCGGCGTAGCAGCAGGCGTGAGCGCAGCGGCCGCACACATTGAGGAAGAGCACCAGAAGGAGGCAAAGGAGCGCACGGACCGGCGCCTCCATAACACCCGGCTTCTTCTGAAAAACTACCGCCTTTTGAAGCGGCACACCGCAGGCGCCATCTACAACGCCAAGCAGGCCAAGGAGAAAGAGAGTGCGGCCAGCATCCTGGACGGCCTGGAAAGCTACACCCGGGACGACAGCCTCTATATTGAGAGCATCAAGCGCAGCCAGGAACGCACCCTCATTATTCTGGCCCACATTGAGAAGATGTTGGACCTCTACCGCGTCTGGTGCCAGCAGAACGGCACGGAGGAGGACGTGAGGCGCTACGAGGTGGTAATGGAAACGTACATCCGGGAGCCGAAAAAAAGTGTACAGGAAATCGCGGGCACTTTTGGCATCGAGCGGCGCACCGTGTACAAGGACCTCAATGCGGCAATTCAGCCGCTTACTGCCTTGTTTTTTGGCATTGACGCCGTAAAGGCTGCCTAACGTGCGCCAGGGTGCACAAATTGGGCACTGACAGGGCACTTTGAAAGATATATAATACTAGCATGGAGGCTTGAGGATGAATGAAAAACCCTATAACGGCACCCCCCCCCCGAGAGGTAACGCCTGACGGCTTCAAAGTATACTGTGCGTATGACGAGATCGTGGAAACCGACAGCCTGAAACCGAACCCCCGGAACCCGAACAGGCACACGGAGGCACAAGTGAAGATGCTGGCCCACATAATTGCGGAACAGGGGTGGCGAGCCCCTATCACCGTGAGCAGGCGCAGCGGCTACATTGTACGCGGCCACGCCCGGCGCCTTGCAGGCTACGAGGCGGGCAGCCAGTATGCCCCCATTGAGTGGCAGGACTACGACAACGACAGCGCCGAAATGGCGGACCTTGTCGCAGACAACCGAATCGCCGAGCTTGCTGTCCTGGACCAGGACGCCATAGCTGGGATTCTGGCCGAGCTGAAAGAGAACACCGACGACCTGGACCCGGAGCTGTCCGGCTTTACGGCGGAACAGATTGAGGACATGATCGCGGAAAACAAGACCGACAGGGAAGCCGAGGAGCAGGCCGCGCGCCTGACCCTGGGCGAAAGATTCCTTATTCCGCCCTTCACTGTCCTGGATTCCAGAGGTGGCGTATGGGCCGAAAGGAAGAAGGCCTGGAAGCGCCTCGGTATTCGTTCCGAAGTCGGCCGCGGCGCTGATGACGACAACACGAAGGCGGGCTTGACTTATAACATAAGCAGCCAGCCACCGGGTGCCTACAAGGCCAAGAACGCCTATGAGGAGAAAATCGGGCAGAAAATAAGCTGGGAGGAGTTCGCAGAGCTTTTCCCGGATGCCATGGCGTACAGCGCCACTTCGATTTTTGACCCGGTTTTGTGTGAGCTGGCTTACCGCTGGTTTTGCCCGCAGGGCGGCACGATCATTGACCCCTTTGCAGGCGGCAGCGTCCGCGGCGTGGTGGCGGCTCTTACCGGCCGGAAATACACCGGCTGCGATTTAAGCAGCCGCCAGATTGAGGCCAACGTGAACAACTGGGAAGAAATCTCCCACATTAGCGTCCTGGACGATGCACCCGAGGTGACACCGCCCACATGGATAAACGGCGACAGTTCCCACATTGACGAGCTGGCGCCGGGAGAATATGACCTCTTTTTCACTTGCCCACCCTATGCAGATCTTGAAGTGTACAGCGACAAGCCCGAGGACCTTTCAAACAAGGATTACCCCGAGTTCTTGCAGCTTTACCGCAATGTGATCCGCCGGGCAACCGCTATGCTGAAACCTGACAGCTTTGCCGTTATTGTGGTGAGTGACCTTCGGGACAAGAAGGGCTTTTACCGCAATTTCATTTCTGACACCATTGACGCCTTCCAGGACGTCGGCCTGAAATTTTACAACGAAGCGATTCTGGTAAATACGGCCGGAGGCCTGGCAATTCGCGTGGGGAAGCAGTTCGAGCACAGCCGGAAGATGGGCAAAGACCACCAGAACGTCCTTGTGTTCTGCAACGGAGATCCCGCCCAAAGCGCGGCCTTCCGCACGGAGGACCCGCAGGAATACACAGAGGACATAAACGACTATCTGAAAGCCGGAGCGGGCAAACTTGGCGTGAACCACGAAAAAGTTCTGGTTTTCGCCAAGGGCGACCCGGAGAAGGCTGCGGAGATCATCGGAACGCCGGAAACCGCAGAGGAAGCCGACCAGTACGACAACACGGCCCTATTAAAAGAAATTCTCGGAGAAGATACCGGGGACGAATAACAGCGCAGGAGGCCCGGGAGCAATCCCGGGCCTTACTTTTTGCCAGGAAGGAGGAAAGACCATGGCACACACAGGACAGCGGGACCCCTGGGAAAAGCTGCCCGGCGAAACAGCCCGGCAGTATGAGTGCTTCTGCGCTTACCGCGATATGCGGTATTTGGAGAAGCCCAAGAAACCCGGCGACGTTGTCCGGCCGGATTTTACCGTCCGCCGCAGTATTCGCGGCCTGGCTGAACAGCTTGGAGTTACCCGCAAGAGCTTGGAGCCCATGAGTGCGAAGTTTGACTGGGTGGCGAGGGCGGAGGAGTACGACAACTATATTTTGGATTGCGTGGCGGCCAAGAACACGGCCAACATCGTGAAGATGCACGAGAAACACGCGGCCATTGCGGAACAGATGCTGCGCAAGGCTACCGGCCGCCTGCTGACCATTCCAGACGGTGAGATAGACGCAAACGCTGTTGTCCGTATGGTTGATATAGGCGTAAAGGTGGAGCGGCTGAGCCGAGGAGAGCCCACAGAGAGCCGCACCGTTACCCATGGCGGCGCCCTGGAAGTGGAAAGCACCCAGCGCGCAGACCTTTCCGCCCTTTCTGACGAGGAGCTAAACCAGCTTGCCGGACTACTGGAAAAATCTAGCCCAGGTTGACCCTGCGGCGCTTCTCCGACAAGTCCGCCGGGAGCAGGCGGAACGGAACCTCCCCGAGTTCATCCGCCAGGCCTGGCCCGTCATTGAGCCCGGCACGACGTTTATTGACAACTGGCATATTGACTGCATCGGTGAATATTTGGAAGCGGTGAACCGCGGCCAGATAACGCGCCTGATCGTAAATATGCCACCTCGCCACATGAAATCCCTGGAAATAACCGTGTGCTATCCGGCCTGGACGTGGGTAAAGCACCCGGAACGGCGATTCATAAAAGTTTCGTATTCCGACAGCCTGAGCCGCAAGCACAACGTTTTGACCCGTGACATTATACAATCCCCATGGTATGCAGCCAACTGGGGAGACCGATTCAGCCTAAAAGACGACGTGAACCGGCAAAACGAGTTTAAGAACAACCACCAAGGCCTTATGTTTTCGACCTCTGTCGGCGGCGCGCTGACCGGTGAAGGTGGCGACTGCATCATACTGGACGACCCGCAGAACCCATTACAGGCCAACAGCGAAACCGAGAGAGAAGCAACCATAGCCTTCTTCAAGAACACCTTGCAATCCCGTTTGAACGACCCGAAGACGGGCGTTTTTATTATTGTGATGCAGCGCCTTCACGAAAAGGACCTGACCGGCCATATTTTGGCCGAGGACCTGGGCTATACACACCTTTGCCTCCCGGCGGAGGCGCCGCAGCGCACAATAATCACCTTCCCGGTGAGCGGCCGCGAGGTGATCCGCGAGGAAGGCGACATCCTGAACCCGCAGCGTTTCGACAAAGAAACCCTGGCGAGCCTTAAAAAGTCCATGGGCTCCTTGCAATATGCGGGCCAGTACGAACAGACCCCCGCCCCGGCGGACGGCCTGATCTTTAAGCGCGAATGGCTGCAAAACTTCTTCGACCCCAAAGCAGCGCCCCACCAAAGTATGCTTATCCAGTCCTGGGATATGGCTTTCACAAAGAGCGAAGGCAGCGCCAAGGTTGCGGGCTACATTGTGGGCCGGAGTGGTGCAGACATTTACATTTGGGACCTGGTAAACGAAAAAATGACCTTTACCGAGAGCGTGGCGGCCGTGCGCACCCTGACGGGCAAATGGCCGAAAGCCAGGGCGAAGGTTATAGAGAACAAGGCCAACGGTCCCGCAATCGTTGACCTGTTGAAAAAACAAATTCCCGGCATGGTAGAGTTCAACCCAAAGGGCAGCAAGCAAGAACGTGCCCTTTCCGTTACGCCCTACTTTGAAGCCGGGAATATTCATTTCCCAAAGCCGGAAACGGCGCCCTGGGTGCACGACACCATCCAGGATCTTTTGATGTTTCCCAAGGGCGAATACAAGGACGATATAGACGCACTTGTGCAGGCTATCTTGTACTTGATGGACAAGCCCGCAAAGAGCCCGCCAAAGGCAGAAGCGATGCTTTCCAAGAGCAGCTATTGGCGGAGATAAACAGAAGGAGGAAAACGCGTGACAACCCGAAAAGGAGAAGTCGGCCGCATAGGCCAGAAACGCTATGGCGGCGTCTTCTATGAAGAATTTTTGCCGGAGCTGCGCGGCCGCCGAGGCATGGCGGCTTACAGTGAAATGGCAGCAAATGACGACCTTGTGGGCGCCATTCTGTACGCAATAAAAATGCTGATCCGGCAAGTAGACTGGAACGTGGCGCCCGGCGGTGCTTCCGAGAAGGACCAGGAGGCCGCAGATTTCGTTCTGGAATGTATGGCCGATATGCAAGACACCTGGACGGACACGATCAGCGAAATCTTGTCCTTCCTGACTTTCGGCTGGTCTGCCCACGAGATCGTGTATAAGCGCCGGTGCGGCAGCAGCCGGGACCCGCGCCTGAACAGCAAGTACGACGACAGCCTGGTGGGCTGGATGAAACTTCCTATCCGCTCCCAAGAAAGCCTCTACCAATGGGAGTACGACGAGAACGACAACCTTGTCGCACTGACCCAGATGCCCCCGCCGAATTTTGAGCTTATCACGATTCCGGCGGAAAAGCTGCTTTTCTTCCGCACGGAGAGCAGCAAGGGCAACCCGGAGGGGCGCAGCATTCTGCGCAACGCTTACCGCTCCTGGTATTTCAAGCGCAGAATCCAGGAAATTGAAGGCATCGGCATTGAACGCGACCTTGCGGGCTTTCCTGTGCTTACCGCGCCGGAAGGCACGGACATTTGGGACCAGAACGACCCGGAAATGGTCGCAATCCTGAACAATGCCCAGGCCATCGTCCAGAACATCCGCCGGGACCACCTGGAAGGCCTGGTGCTTCCGTCCGGCTGGAAGCTGGAACTTTTAAGCAGCGGCGGCGACCGGCAGTTTGACACGAACAAGGTTATTGACCGCTACGACACCCGAATCGCCATGACAGTTATGGCGGATTTTGTTCTGCTGGGCCACCAGCAGACCGGCTCCTTTGCGTTGAGCGACAACAAAACGCATATTTTTTCTATGGCAATCGAAGCTTTCCTGGACGTGATCTGCGAGCAGTTCAACAACAAGGCGATTCCCGATCTTATGAAAATGAACGGTGAGCACTTCGCGGGTCTTACTGACTACCCGCACCTTACCCACGGCGACGTGGAGGACGTGGACCTGGACAAGCTGGGCAACTACTTGAAGAACGTCACGACCTCCGGCCTCCTGGTGCCCGACGAGGGCGTGGAAGACTACATCCGGGAAGCAGCCGGGCTGCCGAAGCGGCTTGACGACTATGTGCCGATGCCGGGCGAGGACCGGGAGCCGGGCAAGGTGAGAACCACCCAGAAGCCGAAGAAAGACACCGGCGACAAGATGGGCGGCCTTGACGACGAGGAGCCGGAAGAAGACCCGGAGGCGGTAGAAAAGGCGAGAAAGGACCTGGGGAGGGACTAAAATGTTTAGTATTCGCAAGGCGCGGGCGCCGACGCCCCACGACTTCGTGGCAAAATCCAAGCCCAAGAAGTCGAAAGCAGGGAAAGACGCCCTTAAAAAGCTGAACGACTACCTGAACTCGGCTTCCAGTGAGCCGATGTACTTCCTTCACAACTTTTGGAAGGCCCAGAGCAACGCCATCACCTACAAAGAACTTCGTGAAGCCATTATGAACGGCTACCTTGACGAAGCGACCCTCCAAGCGTGGCAGCAAGATTACTCCCTCTTTGTGAAAAGCCACCTTGAACCCATCTGGCAGCAGGCAGCCAAAGCCGGAGCCGATGCCCTGGCGGCGTCGGCTTCCGGCGGATGGGTTTTTGACCCCATGAGCGACGCCATGACGGCCTGGATCAAAGACCACGGCGCCGAGTGGGTAACGAAAATAAACGATGAAACCCGGGATGCCATGCGCGCCATGATCGAGGCCAGCACAAAGGGCCAGTTCACGGTGGACGAGCTTTCCCGGGCGATCCGGCCGCTTATCGGCCTGACAGAGCCCCAGGCGGCCGCAAACCTGAAATATTACGCCAGCGTTAAGAAAAGCCTCCTTGACAACGGCGTGAAAGCGGATGCGGCCACCAAGAAGGCCAGGGAGCAGGCCTATAAGTACGCCGATAAACAGCTCCGGCAGAGAGCCTATACCATTGCCATCACCGAGAACGCCGCAGCGTACTGCGCCGGGTATCGTGAGGGCGCGGCCCAAGCCCAGGCGCAAGGCTACCTTGGGAAGGGTGTGTATGTTTTTGCGACCGCCGACGATGAAGACGTCTGCCCGGTGTGCAGCGCCCTGAACGGCACCGAAACCGACGCCGAGGGAAGTTACCACATCGGCACAACAAAAATGGCCTTCAAGATGGGACCACACCCGCCGGTGCATCCGCGCTGCCGGTGCGCCGAATACTTCGAGGAGAAGGAACCGCCCGTCTTTCTGCCCCAGCAGCCCGCACAGGACGTTATCCAGCCATGGCCGGGTAATTTGCCAGACCCGAGCGAAAGGGCAGAGGACGAAGGCCAAGCCTTTGTGGCGGGCAGCTTGAAAGTGCCGGATGGCATGACCTCAAACGGCCCCGTCCACCTGGGCAACACTGGCAAGATGTACGATTACACCGACGCCAACGGCTGGGAGTGGTATTTTAAGCCTGCCCAGAGCAAGGGCGGGCAGTATGAGCCGTTCCGGGCCTATGCGCAGGAGGCGGGCTACAAGGTGCAGTCCATCGTGGACCCGGACACGGCCGTCCCGGTGGGCGTTGGCACTATTGACGGAAAGTTTGGAGCTTTCCAGGAGAAGGTAAAGACCTCCGCCGGAGGAATCGACCTTGAAGCCTGGCAGCTTGGCGCGGCTTCCGACCTTCCGCCGGAGGTGACGGCGCAGATCCAGCGCGAGCACGTCACGGACTGGCTTCTGGGCAACTTCGATGCCCACGGCGAAAACTTCCTGACAGACCAGGAGGGCCGAATCGTTGGCATTGACAAAGAGCAGGCCTTCCGCTACATGGGCGACGCCAAAAGCCATGTAATGAGCTACACATACCACCCGAACAGCGCATACGGCGAAACGGAGCCGGTCTACAACACCCTTTTCCGCCGGTTTGCGGAGGAAGATATAGACCTGAGCCTCCAAGACACTTTGCCGTATATAAAGCGGGTTGAGAGCATCCCAGATAAAGAATACCGCGAGATCTTCCGCCCCTATGCCGAGGCCCTACACGGCCAAGGAAAAGAGGCGGAAAAGCTGCTGGACGAGATCGTGGAGCGCAAAAGCACCCTCCGCGAAACTTACCGCACGTTTTACGAAAGCCTTCTGACGGAACGCACCGGCACGAAGGCTTCTTTTGTTTGGGCGGACGAGGCCGCGGCCGTTGCGAAGCAGCCCCTTGCGGCCGTGCAGATCACCCCGCAGGCGGCTAAAGGCATGACCGTCCAAGACCTGAAACAGATTGCAAAGAGCCAGGGCGTTGCCTACTACAGCAAAATGAGCAAGGCCCAGCTGGTGCAGGCTGTGACGGACCCCGTGAAAGCCGCAGAGCTTTCCCGGGAGGTAAAGGCAAAGGCCGCCGCAAATGCAGCCGCCAGAAAGGCAAAAGCCCAGTACACAGCCCCGCAGGCAACAATCCCGAAGGGCGTTAAGGGTGCCGGAGAAATCTTCTCCGACCTGTCCAAGGTGCCCACCACACAGGAAGGAATCCCCATTGCTTCCGACCGCGGCAGCGTGGAGGGCCTTGTCCTTCGCGCCCGGCGGATGAACATTGACGGCGCCGAGGTCTACGAGGTGAGCGGAAAGCTGACGCAAGGGACCTGGGCGCGGGCGTTGAAAACAATCAAGCCCAGCAGTGCAACCGAAGCGCTGGAATTTGAGGAAGCCTCCAAGACGAGCGCCTTTTTCAGTTCCAGCGGTTTGAGCCTTGGAGTAAACACGAAGTGCAGGGCTGTCCACGATGGCGAAAAGACCTTGCAGATCTACACCCACGAGGGCGGCGAATATTACTCTTGGCAGGGCTTTTTTCGGGCCCGTGTTCCGGTGACGGCAGACGGCGGCTTTGATGCCCGGGAAATGAAAAAACTGTTGAAGACGGCAGGCCTTGACGACCTGACGGAAACGCCGACAGTGGAGGCCGAAAAACGCCTTATAAAGTCCCGCCTTGTCTGGCAGAACGCCCCTTCCCGCGCCCCAGAGTATGAAAATCTGACCAGCGACGCCCTGGACAAGAAGCTGGACGAGATCCTAAAAGACCTGGGCATTGACCAGAAGCGGGTGGACGGCGTGGAGCTGCGCAAGGTATGCGACGGTTACGCCGTCTATTACGACCCGGCGCAGGCCAAAGCCTTAAAGGCTGCGGGTGCGGATTACGTTTGGTGCGGCGTTGGAAGCGCTGACAGCGTTGTTTCTATCATTCAGAGCGGAGGCCTTCGCAGCACAAACCGGCGCTGCCTTTCCGGCATCAGGCTGACCGGCGCAAGCCCAAGCCAGGATATGCGCACCGGCGGCGCAGATAATGTTTTCACCAGAATTGGAGTGAAGAATGTTCACGGGAAAGTGCGATATGATAAATCTTTCTGTGGCAGCGGCTATCGCCTTATTATTGACGAAGCGGAGCTGGGCCGCACAGACTGGTACGCATATACCGGGGATAACTTCGGAACGACCCAGCCGAGCACCTTCCACAGCCGCCAAGGCTCCGAGGAGTTCGTGAGAGGACAAAAAGAGGGTTATTACCAGTCCGGCAATGAAATCATGTTCCGTCAGGGCATCCCGGCCACGTCCATACAAAAGATTCGCTGCCCGGGCGAGCGTGAGCGCGGCAGGCTGCTGCAAGCGTTCCGCAATGCGGGAATAACGGAAGTGAACGGAGTGCCCATTGAGGATTTTGTGGAGGTTGGCGATCTGCTATGAATAGACGGCTTGTTTACACCATCAAGCGCCCGGGCGACAAGAAGCCCACCGGCCTTGCCCTGAACTGCCACCTTTGGCACGGGGCCTTCCGCTACTTCGACATGGAGCACGGCCACGAGATCCCCGGCAAGGTGACGGAGGACGGAGAGGACGCCTTCACGTTTACTTCGGAGGGCTACGCGCCCGGAGCCTGGCGGTTTGAAAAGCTGACCATTGAGCGCTTCCGGCGCGAAACATACAAAATCGTGGAAGGCGGCAACTACATTGCCCAGGTGATCCGCAGCACGGTGGACCTTCACGAATGGTATCGCAAGAGGTATGGCGAGGCCGCCGGGCTTTGCTATCCCCGCATAAATTCCGAATAGTTCATTCAAAATTCCGAATTGTTTACGCTTAAAATTCGGAATACGCTGAAATTTACGCTGATTTTTGCAAAAATCCTGCAAATTCAGCGAATAAGGAGAAAGCCATGGTTACTTTTAACGAAGCACTCACCGGCAAGAAGCCACCCGGTAAAGAGCCGAACGGCCGCATTGCTGGCACCTTCAAGATCCAGAAATCCGTTGACGAAAAGCGCCTGGCCTTTGGCTGGGCCAGCGTGGCAGCCACGGCCGCGGGCGATACCGTGACGGACTACTACGAGGACATCATCGAGCCCGACGAGCTGGAACAGGCTGCCTATAACTTTGTACAGTTCTACCGCGAGGGCGGCGAAATGCACGAGCGCGGCGGCTGTGCCGTCCTGGTGGAGAGCGTAATTTTCACCAAGGAAAAAATGGCCGCTATGGGCATCCCGGAGGGCGTTGTCCCGGAAGGCTGGTGGATCGGCTTTAAGGTGACGGACGATGAGGTTTGGGAGAAGGTCAAAGACGGCACCTATCCCATGTTTTCCATTGAGGGCGAGGCCGTCCGCGAGGAAGTGGACGACGAGGAGCCCGAGAACTAAATACCGATAAACCAAAGCCTCGGCACCCGCCGGGGCTTTGTTGTTTATAAAAAATCTTCAAAGAAAGGAGGAAACGCAAATGGCCACCAAACTTAAAAACCTGAAAATCAAGAAAGTGGACTTCGTGGACAACGGCGCGAACCCTGGCGCGAGTATTGCCCTGTACAAGAGCAAGCCTGCGGAAGGGGAAACGCCTGCTGTGCAGCCCAAAGAGGACACCCCGCCCGAGGAATCTATTTTGAAGCGGATTGTTCACGCCATTGCCAAGAGTATCGGCGCCACCGATGCGCAGGCAGCTGCGGCCGTTGAGGAAGTTTCCAAGAACGCGGACGTCCCCACCTTTGGCGACGCTATGGCCCGCCGCCGGATGCGCCAGACCACGGAAGAAATCTGGGATTACTGTTACGCCCTGAATGACAGCCTGTGCGGCATTGTGGCAAATGCCGACATTACAGCCGAGGACAAAAAGGCCCTCATGGCCCAGAGCTGCGCAGAGTTCGCAGCGGCGACCGAAGCGGCAATCCCGAAATGGTCCGGCGGCATTCCCGTGAAGTTGGAAAAGGCAGCCCCCGCGCCTCTGACACCCGACAGAATCGAGAACGCCAAAGCAGCCCGCGCCCGTCTGGACGAGATGATCTCCAAGGCGGAGCCGAAGCCCACGACCGAAGATACACCGCCGGAGCCCCCGAAAGAGGGCACCGACCCGACGCCTCCCGCTGAACCGCAGCAGGAGGAAGAACCCGTGCAGAAAGGAGCATTTGACATGGAAATCGACAAGAGCAAGCTGTCCCCCGAGGAAGTGGCGCAGCTGGAAGCAATCGAGAAGAAGGCCAGTATTCCGGCCCAGGCAGCGCCCGCCACGCCCGCAGGCGTTGAGAAGTCCGCCCCTGCCACCCCCGCAGATAACACCGCGGGCGGCGAGGAGGATATTTACAAGGGCATCCATCCCGAAGTGGCAAAGGAGATCGCAGAGCTGCGCAAGTTCCGCCAGGATGCGGAAAACCGCGAGCTGCTGACCGTTGCCAAGAAGTACGAGCTTCTGGGCAAGAAGCCCGAGGAGCTTGTCCCCGTGCTGAAATCCCTGAAAGACGCAGGCGGCACCGCCTACAACGACATGATCGGCGTCCTGGACGCAAACCTGGAAGCTGTGCAGAAGTCCGGCGCATTTTCCGAGATTGGCAAGCGCGGCGGCGACCACAGCCACGCCACGACCGGCGCAGACGACGCATGGAGCCAGATCGAGAAGCGGGCCGAAGAGATCCGCAAGTCTGCCCCCACCATGGGCTATTACGAGGCCATCGACCAGGCTTGCCAGCAGAACCCCGAGCTTGTCCATGAGTACGAGAACGACCGCTAAAGAGAGGAGGAAAAGAGTATGAGCATGATCGGTACTGCAACCAATTCCAGCCCGTACCTGGCCGCGCCTGCTGCTGCGACCATCGAGAACGGCAAGAATCACTTCGTCACCCTGGGCAAGAACGGCGTTTCCCTGGCTACCGAGGGCGCCGCCGCTGCGGGCATCCTGCTGCCTGACACCGAGGACAAGGTGGCGGCAGGCGAGAGCGTGACCGTGCAGATCAAGGACCGCACCCTGGTCCAGGTTGGCGCGGCCGTTACCGCTGGCGACCCGCTGGCAAGTGACGCCAACGGCCGCGCCGTGAAGGCTGCGGCGGAAAAGTTCATCGTTGGCTATGCCATGGAGAGCGCGACCGCCGCGGACCAGATTATCCACATCCAGATCACCAAGAGCGGCTTTGCGCCGAAGGTGGGCTAAAGGAAGGAGAGATAAACAATGAGCAACACCAGAAACACCACCGCTGGCATTGCGGCCGAGATCGCCAAAGGCTGGCAGCCCAACAACTACCTGACCAATATGTCCATGGCTTACTTCCAGAAGCCGGAGGACTATGTGGCGCACAGCATTTTCCCGGTCTGCCCGGTGCAGCTGTCCGCTTCCTACTACTACACGTTCAGCAAGGAAGATCTGGCCCGTGACAACGTACAGCCCAAGCCCGCCTTCGGCAAGGTTGACCCCGCTGTGATGGGCCAGGACGACAACACCTACAAGTGCCACGTTGACCAGATCATCCTTGGCATTGACCAGATCGCCGCCCTGAACTACCAGCGCAGCCGTGCTCCCGGCGTGAACGACCCCCGCCGCGCCAAGGTCCGCACCGCCACTGAACAGATGCTTCTCCACCAGGACATTCTTTTCGCAAAGAACTTTTTCCATGCTGGCGTCTGGGCAAACGAGCTGACCGGCACCACCAACGGCAGCGGCTCTAAGGAGTTCGTGAAGTTCAACGACACTTCTTTTGACCCCATCGGCTTCTTCGACGACCTGCGCACCGAGATCAAGCGCCAGGGCCGCCGTACCCCGAACCGCCTGGCGCTGGGCATCCAGGCTTACAACGCCCTGAAAAACAACCCCTTTGTCAAGGAGAGCGTGAAGTACACCGGCACCACCGCGAACCCCGCCATCGTTACGCCCAACGTGCTGGCGCAGCTTTTCGGCGTTGAGCAGGTGAAGGTCCTGGAATCTACCTACAACTCCGCAGGCCTGGGCCAGAAGGAGAGCATGGAGTTCATTTGCGACCCCAAGGCTGCACTTCTGTGCTACGCCACCCCGACCCCGCAGATCGACGAGCCTTCCGCAGGCTACATTTTCACCTGGGATATGCTGGGCAACGGCGCTTCTGTCGCCTTTGACCAGTACGAGGGTGAAAACGGCACCCATGCGGAGTTTATCGAAGGCCTGTGCGCTTCCGACATGAAGAAGACTTCTGACGACCTGGCAATCTTCCTGAAAGAGTGCGTCTAAGGAGGCTGCCATGAAGTACACCTGTCTGAAAATGGCGACCTTTGGCGGCGTGAAGTACCGCCCGGGCGACGTTGTGGAGGCTGAAATGATCCAGCCCGGCCGCGCAAGGGCAATGCAGGACATGGGCATTATTGCCGAGTGCCAGGAGCTCGAAGTGGGCAAAGTTGAAGCGCTGACCCTCCCCATCACTGCGGAGGGCGGCGCGGTAGAGCTTGACGCCACCCCGGACGCCGTTGTCCAGGCTGTGTGCATTTTGCAGCAGCGGGCCGAGGACGCCGTGGCGACCATTTCCGAGGTTGAGGACCAGAGCGTCCTTATCCTGGTGAACGCCTGCGACAGCCGCAAGAGCGTCAAGGCGGCCGCCAAGGAACGCGGCGTATTCCTGGAAGACGAGGCCGCAAAGGCCGTGCAGGAGGCTCCGGAGGGCGGCTCCGAGGGGGTGAGCTGATTGGCACAGCTCACATACACCTACGATGCGGGCAAAATCGCTGAACACGGCCTTGACCAGATGCGTTTCGAGCTGGGGGACACGATGGTGGAGGGCGGCGTGGAAACCTGTGCGTTGAGCGACCAGGAATATAAAGCCGTCATTGAAGCCTATCCCCACTGGAAGCGCGCAAAGCTGGCCTGCGTGGAAAGCATCCTGCGCCGCTTTTCCTATGAGGTGGACACCAAAGTCGGCGAGCTGAATCTTTCGTTGAGCGACCGCCTGGACTACTGGAAGAAGCTCTATTCTGACTTAAAGGCAGATGTGAACGCTTCCGCCCCGGTAGCAAACCCGGCAGCCATCGGCGGCCAGCATTATTTCTATGCTGGTATGATGGAAAACCACGGGACCGGCGGCAGAGGAGGCGGCGGCCATGTATTACCTTAGACCTGGGAACCTTTACAAGGACTTCGTGATCGAGCCGCTTATGGCGGAAAAGAGCACGACCGGGCGGGCAGCTACAAAGTACGACACGGAGAGCCGCCAGCTTCTCCGCGGCGTTCTTTCGGACGCTTCCCCGGAGGTAATCGAGAGATTCAGCCAGAACGCGCACCCGGTGACACACCAGATCGTGCAGCGCGGCAAGCCGAAGGCCAAAGACGGCGACCGACTTATTTTGGAAAACCGGGCGTACTACGTTGAAGGCGTGGACCCGCTGGGAAACCTGGGCCTTTATACGCTCTATTATGTTCAGCAGAGGGAGGACACGCACAATGGAAATTGATATTTCTGGTGCTGTCCAAGGCTTTGTGCAGGACATAGAAAAACAGGTGGCGAGCCGCGCCGAACGCGCCGCACACGTTATTCGGAAGCACGAACTTAGTGTGCTGTCGAACAACCCGAAGCGCAGCGGCAAGGTGTACCGCAAGCCTGCGAGCAACAAGACCTATACGGCATCCGCCCCCGGTGAGCCGCCCGCCCTTCGCACCGGCGACCTCCGCCGGAGCTTCCGGCCGCTTGCCAAAAGCGAAATCGTCCAGAGCGCCAAGCGCTACACACCCGGCATCCGCACAGATGTGAAGTATGCGCCGTTCCTGGAAGATGGAACCAGCAAAATTTCCCCGCGCCCCTATGCGGAGGAGATCAAGCAGAAGGCCTTCCCCGAGGTGAAGGCTATTTTTGAAGAAAAATACACCTAAGAGGAGGGCGAGCCCATGGGCCTTATGAAAGAAACCACATCCGCGGCGATTGATACAACCGCCATCCACCCCGGCGACCTGATCCGCGCCAAGTATGCAGACTGGAACGAGGCAAAGAACGGCATTGTTACCGCCGTGACCGGCGGGGAAATCCGCTGCCTTTATTTTCCGGGTATTCGGAACGTGTGCAACTACTTTCTGATCGCGGCAGACGAGGTCACGGAAGGGCTTTGGGAAGTTTCCTGGAGCTCCGACATGAAGACCATCCAGACCGAGGGAGAACAGCATGACGCTTGAAGAACTTATCTATAAGCGGATCGCAGAATCCGCCGCCGCTGAACAGCTGGCGTCCCACAACGGGGCACCGGCTGTTTTCTTTGGCCCGGCACCGACCGACACGGATCCGGGCTGGGCTGGGGCCGAACAGTACCCGCGTATTTCCTACGCCATCGACACGAGAGCGAACCCCGAGCGCCAGACCGCCGGGAATATTTACCTTGATGTTTGGTGCCTGGACAGTGGGACCGCGCCGGAGGCCGTAGAGCCCAGCATCCGGGCTGCCCTGTGCGACGTTATTATGGCGCCGCAGGAACAGCCCCCGTACAGCTTGGCATGGGTCACAAGTGAAACTTTCGAGGCCACGAAGCAGCTTGACAAGAGCGCCCGCGTTATTGGCGTGACTGTGACGTTTGACCTGTACGCGCTGCCGCAGCAGGAAACCACCGACCCGGACCCCATCCTGGCAATGAACGCCTTCACGAACAGGTGGAGCGACGCTGTGACCGTGATCGGGAGCGACCGCATGGGCGAGTATACCGAGCCGTCGGACGAGCACCCGGCAGCTTATTTCCGCCTTGCGAACTACCACCGGGCACAGGAAACCAACACCGTTATTTGGATGGAAGGCGTTCTGGTTGGCCACCTGATCGCGCCGACCTATGCAGGCCGCCAGCGCTGGCTCAAAGCCCTTGCGGACGAGCTTGCAACCCGCGGAGAAGTCGAAATGCTGGACACCTCCCCCATGTTCATACGCGGTTTGGAGGTGGACGGGAGCCTGGACCCGCTCACGGCCGGGCAGATGCGCCTTGCCATCCGCTGGGGAATTTTGAGGCGGCCGAAGTTCGCCCACAAGCTGAACCACATCAACACGAATTACAACTACAACCCGTAAAAGGAGGCTATTATGGCAGAAGCAAAAACCACGGCTGCCGCGCCCGCAGAGACGGCGGCCACCTATACCGCGGCCGAGCTTATCGCAGCAGCCCCGGAAAAGTTTGGCGTTTCGCCGGACGTTGCCACCGCTGCCCTGCGCATGGCTGGCAAGAAGACTGCCACCGTTGAGGAGGCAAGGACCATCATCACCGAGTTTGCAAACAGGGAGGTGAAATAATATGGCTGGCACTTATTCTGTGGGCGAAACCAAGACCCGCCCGGGCGTTTACCACCGACGTTATAGCGTTGGCGGCGGTGAACTGGCTGGCGCCCTGAACGGCGTCGGCATGGGCATCATTCGCGCCAACTGGGGCCCCCTGAACAAAGCCGTTGCCTTTGACCCGTCTACCAACGTGAACGCGGTATTTGGCAGCGGCAACACTGAGGACCTTATCACCGAAATGTTTTCCGGCGGTATTTCCAGCGGCTATTTTGTCCGCTGCGGCACCGGCGGCACCGCGCCCACCATTACCCTGAAAGACGATGCGAAGGCCGACGTTGTGACCATTACCGGCGCCTATGTTGGCGACCGGGCTTTTACTGTATCCATCCGCGACAGCCTGACCGGCGACGACCGCGAGTGCATCATTTACGAGGGCACGACCGAGTTTTTGAAGGTGACGTTTGCGGCCGACAAGAAGGAACCCGCGGGCCTGGCCGCTGCCATCAACGCGGCCACCAAGGACTTTATCGCCAAGGCAACCGCCGCAGGCTCCGGCGTTATGGCTACTGTTACCCAGTCGGCCATGACCAAGGGCACCCAGCCCACCACGAACGCCGCAAGTTACAGCGCGTCCCTGGACGCCTTCGACGCTGTGCGCGGCAATGTTATCTGTGTGGACACTGACGACGCGGCCGTCCATGCCCTGGTGCAGGCTTACATCACCCGCACCTTTACTGGCGGCGGCTACCTGATGGGCTGCGTTGCCGAGAATAAGGGTGTTGAGTTCGACACCCGCACGACCCACGCCGCAGCCTTCAATGACGAGAAGATGCACTATTGCGTCAACGGTGCCCTGAACGCCACCGGCGACGACTACAACGGCTACAAGCTGGCCGCCCGCATTGGCGGCATGATCGCTTCCGTGGCCTCCAACGTGGCCTTGACCCACACCGTGGTGAAGGGCTTTGTGGATCTGGACGAAGGCCTGACCAACAGCCAGATCGAGAAGGCGCTGAAGCGTGGCTGCATCGTGCTGACCAAGAACGCTTCCGGTCAGGTGCAGATCGAGCAGGGTATTAACACCCTGGTGAGCCCGGACGGCGACATGGATGCAGGCTGGAAGAAGATTCGCCGCACCAAGGAGCGCTTCGAGCTTATGCAGCGCATCGATGACAGCCTGGACCCCATTGTGGGCAAACTGGACAACGACAGCGACGGCCGCGCCACCGTTATTGCCATGGGCAAGGCGATTATTGCCGCCATGGTGGGCGAAAAGAAGCTGACTTCCGGCGATATGTACGAGGATGAAAGCAACCCGCCGCAGGGCGATTCTGCATGGTTTATCCTTGACATTGTGGACAAGGACAGCCTGGAACACGTCTATCTGGCGTATAAGTTCCGTTTCGCCACCGAAGTGAGCGAGTAAAGGAGGGAATGAGCTATGTATAATCAGTCCGGCCCGGCCGACAGCCGCAAGGTTTTGAGCGGTAAGGACGCAGTCCTTTTCAATGGCGAAGGCGTTATGCTTGCCACTGTTGAGAGCTTCCAGGTCCAGGTGAATGTTTCCAATTCTGATTACCAGCCTTTGGGCGACGCGCAGCAGCACTCCACCATGACCGGTTACAAGGTGACGCTGACCTTCTCCCAAATCACCATTGAGGACGATGCCTTTATTGAGGATATGTTCGCCATGATGCACAGCGGCCAGCAGCCTAACTGGAACCTCCAGGGCGTTGTTTACGGTCGCAACGGCAGCGAGCAGCGCATGAACTACCGCGGCTGTGTGCCCGATGGCAACATTGACCTCCAGGGCGCTTCTGTGGGCGATATTATTAAGCGCGCATGGAACATGGTGGTCAACGACCCGCCGGAGCTCCAGAAGCTCCTGGCCGCATAAGAGAGACCACAAAAACGAAGAACAGATACAGGGGGAGATGCCTTGCGAGGGCGCCTCCCTTCTATTTCATTCGCATGAACGAACAAGACCGTTATGGAGGACAAATATATGAGCATCAAAGCTACTGTGAACCCTGCTGCTGAAACCACCGAGACCACCAAAGAAGAGCAGATTGCGGACGCCCGCGAGAATGAAACCGCCCTGCTGGACGGCCTTCTGGCTGCTGCGGACTTCAAGACTTCGGAAGAGTGCATCAAAAACGTGGTGATCTCCCGCAACGGAAAGGACCTGTTCAGCTTCCACATTCACCCGTTGAGTGAGGAGGACTACAACAGCTGCCGCAAGAAGTTTACCAAGTTCGTTAAGAGCAAAGTCCAGGGCGGCATCCGTGTGCCGGAGGAAGTGAACGCTGTGAACTACCGCGCAGAGCTGATTTTCCGGGCTACCACCCCGGAGGACCAGGTAAAGGTCTGGTGCAACAAGGCTCTGTGGAAGAAGCTGGATCTTGTGACCGGCTACGAGGCCGTGAACGCGCTTCTGATGGCAGGCGAGAAAGAGGCCGTTCTTTCCCTTATCGATCAGATCAGCGGCTATGAGCTTTCCGAGGAGGACGTGGCAAAAAACTAATCCTCGCCGGAGGGCGCGCAACGCTTTTGCACCAGATCTTCCAGCGCACCGGCGTAATGCCGGGCAAGGTCTGGAACGCCCCACATGGTGAAAGAGCGTTTTGTTTGGCCTCCATGATGGTGCAGCTCGAACAAGAGCAGAAGGCCGGAGAGGAGGGAACAAATGGCCTCTGAAACTTTTAGAATTGCCATTGACGCGACCGTCAACGACAATACCGGCCCCGGCGTACAGTCCGCCCAGAAGCGCCTTTCTGGATTCGACAAGAGCATCGAGCACACCAAAGACCGGCTGGACCGGCTGACAAGCACGGGATTCCACATTGACCTGGATGCCGTAGACCGGGCAACCGCTACGATCCAGAACGTGGAAACGAAGGTGCACGGTTTCGTCGGTAAAGCCTGGAATTTTACGGTTGGCATCATTGACAAGGCGACGGCGCCTTTGCAGGGCATTATAAACCTTGTGAAAAACCCCGTCTTGCAGGCCGGTGCCATTTTCGGCGTTTCTGTGAGCCTGGCCGACACGGTGAGTACATACGGAGCCTTTGAGGAATCCATGTCGAACGTGAAGGCCATTTCCGGCGCTACGGCCGAGGAGTTCGACAAGTTGACCGCCAAAGCCAAGGAGGAAGGCGCAACCACGAAATTCACGGCCAAGGATTCGGCGGACGCCTTCGGTTATATGGCTATGGCCGGGTGGAAGACCGAAGATATGCTGCAAGGCATTGACGGTATTATGAGCCTAGCCGCAGCTTCAAACGAGGACCTGGCGACCACTTCCGACATTGTGACCGATGCTTTGACGGCCTTTGGGCTGAAAGCGTCCGATTCCGGGCACTTCGCCGACGTGCTGGCGCAGGCCAGCGCGAACGCGAACACGAACGTCGGCATGATGGGCGAATCGTTCAAGTACGTTGCCCCTGTGGCAGGCGCCTTGAAGTATTCCGTGGAAGACGTTTCCCTGGCCCTGGGCCTCATGGCAAACGCCAGCGTCAAGGGCTCCATGGCAGGCACCAGCCTGAAAACCTCCCTTGCGAACATGGCAGCGCCCACCGACAAAATGGAAGCCGCCATGGACAAGTACGGCATCAGCCTGACCAAGCGCAACGGCGAAATGAAGACCATGCACGAGGTTTTGGACAACTTGCGCAGCAGCCTGGGCGGCCTTTCCGAAACCGAACAGACCGCGGCCGCAAGTACCATCTTCGGCAAGGAAGCCATGGCCGGTATGCTGGCGATCATCAACGCATCCGAAGACGATTACAACAAACTGACCGCGGCCGTGAACAACGCCGACGGTGCATCCCAGCAGATGGCAGACACGATGCTGGACAACATGAACGGCAGCTTTACGCTGCTGCAATCGGCGGTTGACGGCGCAAAAATCGCCCTTGGCGAGCGCCTTTCTCCGTACCTTCGGGAGTTCGCAACGTGGATCACCAACAAAATGCCGCTGGTAGAGGATGCAATCGGCGACGTGATGGACCATGTGGACGCAAAGGTCGAGGATCTGCGCCACACCATTGCAGAGTTTACCGCCAGCGACGAGTGGGCAAGCGCCGACATTTGGGGCAAGCTGGGCATTGCCTGGGATAAGATCGTGGCGGAGCCGTTCGACGAGTGGTGGAACGGCAGCGGCCGCCAGTTCTTTGCCGACAGGGCCGCAGGCCTGGGCCGTGGCCTTGGCAGCGGCATTACCGCCGGATTCCTGGCGCTGCTGGGCATTGACCCCACCGGGGCCATTGACGACGGTGCAGCTATTGGTGCAAACTTTGTTTCCGGCTTTATGGACGGCCTGGACTTCGACGGAATCCTGGACGGCTTGAAGACCTGGGCGGAAAACCACAAGGCCCAGGTGGCGGCCATTGGCGCCGTTCTCGGCTTCAAGCTGGTAACGGGCGCAGCAAGCGCCTATTCTAAACTTCGCGGTCTTACCGCGGCGCTGGGCCTTGGAGGCGGCACGGGCACCGGCATGGGCTCTTCTGGTATGCCTTCCATGGGCGGCTCTTTCAAGACTTCCGCAGCCGTTATGAACGTAACGGCCCAGATGGTGGTCTTGAAGTCTGGCAACTTTGGCGCTGAGGCGGGCTCCAAAGTCCGCCAGGCAGCAGAAACCGCGTTTTCCGGCAGTACCGGCACTTCGCTGATCCCCAGCACGGGCACACCGGCAGCGGCCGGAGCCCTGCCGAGTGCAACAAGGCTTCTCGGCGACGGGAAGGCAACCTTTGAGGGAACGGCCGTTGAAATCGACCCGGCGACCCTGCCCGCAAAGGGCCTGACCTCTGCAAACAGCTGGCTGGGCAAGCTCCTGCAAAAGGGCTCCACCCAGGCCACCATGAGCGCAGACGGCACCCTGACTTCTGTTACCGGCGGCGTCGGCGGCACCCTGGGTGGCATTGGCACGGCCCTGGGCAGCCATGCGACCACGGCGGCAGGCACGGCCGCAGCGGGCGGCGCAAGTATTCTGGGCGGCATTCTGGGCCTTCTGGGCATCGGTGCAGGCGTGAGAAACCTGTACCGCGGCACCCAGACCACCGGCAAGGACGCTCAGAACGAGTATTCCAAGGGCGGGACCAAGATCGGCATGGTCGGCGCAGGCGCAGCGGCAGGCGCAGCCGTGGGCACTGTGGTGCCTGTTGTTGGAACCGGCGTCGGCGCTCTTGTGGGTGCCGGTATCGGTGGTCTTGGCGCCCTGGGCTTTGGCGACAAAATCGGCCAGGCGCTTTCCGATGCACTGGACGAAGGCGGAGCGCTGGACAACCTGAAACAGACGGTTGGAACCTTCTTCACTTCGACGCTGCCGGAGCACTGGACGAGTTTCTGGGATGGCGTGGGCACCACGTTTTCCGAAACAATCCCCTATGCAATCGGCTACGCCCTGGGCAAAACGAAGGTTTTCTTTACCAACACGCTGCCGGAACACTGGACCGCCTTCTGGGATGGTGTAGGGGAGTTCTGGACCGATGACGTCCCTGCATGGGTGGAGAGCACCGGCGAAAAGGCCGTCACGTTCTTCACCGAAACGCTTCCGACCAAGTGGACGGACTTCTGGACCGGCGTTGGCGACTTCTGGACAAAAGAAGTCCCGGCATGGGTTGAAAGCAGCGTGACGAGCGCGGCAAACTTCTTCACCGTGACGCTTCCGGCGAAGTGGACCGGCTTCTGGTCTGGCGTGGGCGACAAGATCAGCGGATTTTTCACCAACGCCAAAAACGCCTTTAGTTCTGGCCTCTCTGCCGGATCGTTTACGACCGGCGGAGGCACGAGCAGCGGCGGAGGAGGCGGCCGTGTTACTCCGCACGCTATGGGCGGCATTATGACGAGCCCGCACGTTGGCCTTGTGGCAGAAGACGGCCCGGAAGCGATTATTCCGCTTGGCGGCAGCCGCCGAACTAGAGCGCTTGATCTTTGGAATCAAACGGGATCGATTCTTGGCGCCGACTATTCGGGCGATTCGGACGACGACACGCCCGAAAACGTGCCCACGTTCTCCCCCGTCGTGTACCCGGCACCGGCGCCCGCAGGAGCCGTAGCGCAGCCCATTTCTATTCCGGTAGAAATTGGGCTGAACCCGCAGTTTATCATCCAGGGCACCGCAGGCATGAGCCCGGACGAGATTATCGCAACCGTGAAATCCCGCATCCGCGAAATGGTGGACGACATAAGCGACGAGCTGGCCGAACGCCTGGCCCGTGTCCTTGCGAATATGCCCGCATAAGGAAAGGAGGGCAAAATGTTACCCGAGATTGTGTACCTTACCCAGCTCGACACGGGAACCAGAATTGCGCTCCCCCTTACACCCGAGAAGGTTTCCGACAAACGGGAGGGGAATTTCATTTCCTACAACATCCTGAATGTTGGCGAGGTGAAGATCCCGAACGGCGAGAAGCTGGCGCAATTTTCCTGGAACGGTATTCTCCCCGGCGTTTCCATGCTGGGCATGGGTATCGTTTCGCTTTTCGACTGGAAGCCGCCCCGCGTGATGATCGGTATTCTTGACGGCTGGAAGAAGAACCGGAAGAAACTTCGGCTTCTTGTGACCGGCACGGCCATAAACCACGACGTTTATATCCAGAACTTCACCGTTACCCATGAATACTTCGACCGGGCAGAATACAGCATTTCCTTTGTGCAAGCAAAGGACATTCTGATTAAAACCACGGACGAGGCAGACGGGAAAACGGATGGCGGAAGCCTGGACGAGCGCCCGGCAAGCGCAGCGGCCGCAGCTTCCACCCAGGCGACCGGCAAAACCTACACTGTGAAGCCTGGGGACACGCTGTGGTCCATTTCAAAGAAGTACCTTGGCAACGGTTCGCGGTATTCGGAGATCTACAACTCCAACAAGGCCGTAATCGGGAGCAACCCGAATTTGATTAAGCCGGGCCAGGTTTTGACCATTCCGGGGTGAGGAGGACCGCATGATCGACGTTTCCAAGGTAGCATACAACGTTTATGCGGTCCTGCAAGACGGCACCCGGCTGAACGTGACCCCAGCGGTCATGGATCTGGGCTGGGAGGAAGGAGAGAGCGAGTTGAGTTCCCGTTTTTCGTTCACTGTTGCAAACGTGGACTATAACGGGAGCCCGCTTTCTTCGACCATAAAGCCGAACACCGCCATTGTGGTAACGGCATCGGCCGGAGGCGATGAACAGGAAGTTGCCAGCGGGAAAGTGATCGAGTGGAACCCGCAGGACGGGGCCGCCATGAAGGACTTTTCCGTGGTGTGCTACGACGACCTTTACAACCTCCAAAAGAGCCAGGACGACCGCTATATCAAGGCTGGAACCGGCACGAAATCCGCCCTGAACGCCATCTTTTCCGATTGGGGAATCCCGGTCGGAGAATACAAGGGCCCGGACAAGCCCCACGCAAAAACGCTTTTCAAAGCGGAATATCTGGGGGACATTATAACGGAGCTTCTGGACGATGCCGAAAAGCACGGCGCGGACAACTACGTTATAAGAATGAGCGGCGGCAAGGTGAACGTTCTGCCCATCAACGCCAACGAAACAGTTTACCACTTTGACGAGGACGACAACCTGACGACGAGCGGAGACAAGATCAGCACGGCCGACCTTGTGACCCGCGTTAAGGTGATAGGCCTTGAAAAGAAGACCCAGAAGCGGTCTGTGGAAGCCACCCTGGACGGGAAAACGGAGCACGGCGTCCGGCAGCGGATCTATACCCGCAGTTCGGACGACACGGCCGCACAGGCCAAGTCCGCCGGGCAAAAAATCCTTGACGAAAAGGGAGAGCCTACACGGAAAACCACGCTGAAAGGCGCAGATCTTCCGTTCATTCGCAAGGGCGATAAGATCCGGGCCGCGGCCAGGACCGTGAACGGCTTTTGCACAGTGCTGGGAGTGCAGCACGATGCAGCAAACCGCACCATGACCATGACCGTTAAAGTTTTGGGCGAGGATTCGACCGGAAACAAGAAAGGCTCTGACGAGTACAAGGTGGGCGACATTGTGAACTTTGTCGGTGGCAGCCATTACAAGGCGTCTACCGATGCAAAGGCCGCAAGCACAAACCTTTCACCCGGCAAGGCCAAAATAACCATCATAAAGAAAGGCGCAAAACACCCGTACCACCTGATTTATCAGAACTGGGCCGAAACGCACGTTTACGGCTGGGTGGATGAAGGCACCTTTTCAAAGTAACGGAAGGAGGAAACCGTGAACCCGAGTTCTGGCAACAAGGGCGTGAACCACCTGGCCCAGGTTTTGACCGGGCAGAACAAAAAGAATCAGGATCGAAATTCCGCCCTGGTCCTTGATTTTGGCGAGATCATGGGTGATTACAGCCTCCAAACGAACACCTTTTCCATTCCGATTCCGGTAGAAGATTACCACGTCTGCCGTCAGCTGACCCTTGGCAAAACCGGGGACATTCTGGCGAAGACCCAGGCCGTTGGCTCTCCGGGCAGCGGAGAGCATGAACACAATGCGGTTTCAAAGTTAAAGGATTCTCTCGGAAAGCCTTGCACCGGATCGATTGGCGTGGCAGCCAGTGCTCAACCAGACCCGCCAGACCCGCCGCAGAGCAACGCGGGAAGCGGAGGACCGGAGGGCGCCCACCAGCACCACGTTTTGATTCCCGAGAAAATGCGCCGCCTGAAACCCGGGGACCGTGTTCTGGTGGCCTGGGTGCAGTCGGAGGCCGTTGTGGTGGATATTATCTGCCCGGCGGAGGACCTGAAAAAATAACCAGACGAAAGGAAGGACTTTCCCATGGCTGAAAAGCAGCTTTACCCCGTTTTTGAAGTCCCCGACTTCGTCACAAAGAAGAACGAGGAGAGCCGGAAGCAGCAATATAAACCCTCTGTTTATTTTGACTACGCGACCGGCGATTTTCGCCTTGACGGCGCCGGACGCATGGCAGGAGCCAGCGGCCGCGAAGCCTATATGCAGTGGTGCATGAAAACCGTTATGACGGAGCGGGACGCCTTTCTGGCGTATTCGACCAAGTACGGCGCAGAGCTTGAAATCTCGCTTGCACAGAGCGACCACGCCAGCGTGGAAGCTAGTCTGGAACGGACTATTATTGAGGCCATCATGGCAAACCCCAAAACAGAGTATTGCCGCGACTTCACGTTTACATGGAACGGGCCGGACAGCTGCGATTGTGCATTTAACATAAAGGGCCGCGGCTATGACGAGATCCAGACCGTCAACCTGAACTTTTCAAAGTAAGGAGGTGAGAGCATGGCCACAATTCCGGCATTTTCTCCGCCTGACTGGCTGAAAACCGAAACGGCAGAGCAGATCCAGGCGCGCATGATGGAAAGCCTCCCGCCCGACATTGACGACACCGAAGGCGGTTTCCCTTGGGACTTTACCTATCCGACAGCGCTTGAAAAGGACGAACTTCTGAATTTCCACCTTGTGGAAACCTTGAAGCTGATGTTTCCGGCGTGGTCCTATGGTGCATACCTTGACGGCCACGCCAGGGCTGACGGCCTTTCCAGACGCCCGGCGAACGCTGCGGCCGGTATCGTTACCTTCACCGGTACGCCTGGCACACAGATCCCGGAGGGGACTGTGGTCTGTGTGCCTTCTTGCGGCGGAGTGCCCGCCATTGAATACGCCACGGATTCCACGGCCTACATTGGCGAGGCGACCGACGGGGAGGACGGCACCGTTGACGTTGCTGTAACGGCCGTAGAGCCCGGCCCCACCGGCAACGTGGGCGCGGGAGTCATTACAATTATGATGGACCCGATTGCAGGCGTTACCCTTGTGAACAACGCCGACAAGATCACTGGCGGCGCAGAGGAGGAAGACGACGAATCCCTCCGCCTGCGCATTGCGGAGTATGACGAAACTTCGGGCGAATCCTTTGTGGGCTGCGACGCGGACTATATCCGCTGGGCCAAAGAGGTTTCCGGCGTGGGCACGGTACTGGTTGATGCCCAGTATGAAAAGACGCATCCCAACTGGGTGCGCCTTATTATTCTGGATTCTTCCGGCGAGCCCGCCAACGGCTCTATTATCCAAAACGTGTATGACCACATTATGAGGGATGACAACCGGATTGAACGCAAGGCACCTGTGGGCGCAATCCTTCTGGTGCAGGCCCCCGAGGGCGAAGTGGTGAACATTTCCGTCGAGGGTTTGCAGCTGGACGGCGCCAAGACCGCAACGGAGGTGGAAGAAACCTTCCGTTCTGCGCTGATTGAGTATTACATCACCGCCAAGGCTGACAGCCTGGTGAAGTACAACGAGATCCACGCGGCACTGACCCGCACCGAGGGCGTGAAGAACTTCTCCAAGGTCCTTGTAAACGGCGACGTGAAAGACATTCCGCTGGACCCGGCAGACTACCCCTGCACCGGTGAAATCCACGGCATCAAGGACACGGAGGCGACCAGCGAATGAGCACCCGGAAGAACTTCGACCTTGAAAAATTCCCCGAAAACCGCGTTTCCCAGCGCATGATCTCCCGCGTTTCGCCTATCTATGAGCGGTCCTATGTGGCGAAGTGGCTTTATGAGGTCATGGGCCAGGAGGTGGACGACGCGGAGATCCGCTTCTCGGAACTGCGGGAGCAGGCAAACCCGGAAACGGCAACTTGGGCCCTGCGCTACTGGGAGCAGCGTTACGGCATCGAGGTGGACGAGAGCCGGAGCCTGGCAGCTCGCCGGGCGGACATAATCGCCCGCCGCGGCGCCCGTGCTCCGATGAACCCGGAACGTTTCAAAAGGATTCTTGAAGCAACAACGCAATGCGGCGTGGAAATTAGAGAGTATATCGCACCGTATACTTTTGGCGTTTATCTGAAAGCAGATGATGCGGAGGAAGTAAATGTTCTTCGCATTGTAAAGCAGATAAAGAAAATTAAACCGTCGCATTTGACATATCGCCTATCTCTGCTGTATCAGCCGAAAACGAAGCTCGCGTATATTTCCGGGAAATTATACAATGTTAATGCATCCTGCACCATCCGGCTGCCGGGTGTGATTCAGCCGCGAACCGTTGGAGCTACGGCATACACCACCGGAGCTGCTGCATCGGCAAGGATGATGGCGGAAGTTAAGCTCCCCGGAATCATTGCCCCGAAATCCGTTTCCGCGCAAGCCTATGCCGCAGGAAGGCTTGCACACACACATGAAACCGTAACTATTACGATTGGAGGACAGACAACGTGAGTTGGGAAAAATCCAGTTACACGAAAGCCGGTGCCGCCCTGCTGTCGGAATCTCTCTCCGGCGGCGCACTGACCATTACCCGCGCCGCGAGCGGCACCGGCTCTGTTGACACCGACCTGTCGGCAGAAACCGCAGTCAGCGGCGACACGCACGAGCTGTCCTTGCTGGGCATTGAAACCGTCACGGACGACGGCAAAACCGCCCGCAAGGTCAGCATTCAGGCCACCGGTGCAGCAGATACCTACGTTATGCACCAGATCGGAGTTTTCGGCGTCCTGAATGACGGAACTGAAACGCTCCTGTTCCTGATGCAGGACGAGCGCGGCATTGAAGTTCCTGCCGCAAGCACGAACTCCGAGTTTTCGTTTGAAATCGCCGTCCTGCTGGCTGTTTCGGCAGAAGCCAACATGTCCATCGCCGTTGACCCGCAGATGCAGGCTCTCGCAAAGATGGTCAAGGCCGAGATCGAGAAGCACAACGCCGACGCCAGTGCCCATGCGACTACCATCACGGCAGCGGTCAGCGCAGCCGTGAAGAACCTGTCTGAATCCGGGGAAATCCTGAACGAAGAACAGGTAAAGGCTCTTATCAAGGAACAGGTGGACGGCGGAACAGGCGGCTACTATGGCTCCTACGAACTCACCCTTGCGGCTGACGGGTGGAAGCCCGCCCGCAGCGAGGATGATTACGAAAACGCTGGCGGTATGGATTACTACCAGTGCATTTATGACGCAGAACTGTCGGACAGCACCAGCGAGCTTGTACCAGTTGGCGTTGTATCTCCTGGCAGCTTCTATACTACGACCAAAGCGGGCGTCCTGAACGGGTGCGAAACGCATGATGGTTTCATCAGATTTTTCGCTCAGCGCATCCCGGAAGCAGATATTCAGGCGACCGTAACCCTGTTCGGGAAAGGAGGTGGTTCGGGTGAAACCGGTAGCGTAAGCATCGGTCGGGGCTTGAAGCGCGACGCAAGCGGCGCTATTGCCGTCCGCATCGGCGAAGGCCTTGACTTCGACAGCGCAAACGCGCTGACTGTCCGCAAAGAAACCGTTATGACGAGTGAAGACCTGCTCGACGAGGAAGAAACGCAGCAGGAAATCGTTGATATGCTGAAATAATTTTTAGGAGGACACTATTATGTCTAAGCAGATTTCTACCAAGACCACCATCCGCAACCTGACCGCTGAGATCAAGAAGACTTTCGTCAAGAAGGACGCCTTTACCCCTGTGCAGACCGCAGCCAACGCTGCTATCAAGTCTCTTGGCGTTGACGGCAACACCGTGAACTTCTACACCTCTACCGACAAGAGCGGCACTGCTGCTTTCTCCGTTGACTTCCCCTCTGAGCTGTTCCTCGACCAGACCAAGACCACCTTCGTGGCCAAGTTCAAGTTCGATGCTGCGACCTACCCCGGCGCTACCGACCCCAAGCTGGACGGCAAGCCCGTCATGGTGCTGGCCGTCAAGGGCGAGAATCCTGACTCCTGCACCTACTCTTTCCTGAGCATGGCTGCGCTGGTGGATACCTACAAGGCTAAGGCCGTCGGCAAGGATGCTTCCACCACCGTTACCATCGCTGGCTATGAGGTGGATGTCAAGGTCAATGTTTCCGCTGCTGCGGGCAACGCTCTGACCCTGAAGGACGACGGTCTGTATGTTCCCACCCCTGAGGAAGTGGACATTTCCGGCAAGGCCGATAAGGTCACTGGTGCTACCACCGGCAACCTCGCTGCGCTGGACGGCGAGGGCAACCTGACCGACAGCGGCAAGAAGCCTGCCGACTTTGTGGCCGCCGAGGCTGGCAAGCGCCTGATGACCGATGCCGAGGGCGAAAAGCTGGCCGGTGTCTCTGAGG